AGTGTTGGCTGGCATTTGAACAGTGAATGTATTAACTGAAGTCTTGTCAGCGCCAAAGTTTATAACAGCCACTGACTTGTTTGCTTTAGAGTAGTTGTATATCAACCCGCCCCGTGCAGTCAAAACACCCGTCCACGCAGGGCTATCAAAGTCTATATACACCGTTGTGCCATAGGTCAGGACAGTGGCGTTGGTCAGAACAATTCCGCCAGCCGTGTAACCTGTGCCTGTGCTTTCGCCGGTAGCCGTGTAAACAGTGGTGTCTGCGCCAAGATTAGCGGTAGACAAATACAACGCCAGCTTCATTGTGTCCGTTGTGAAGTCGTGGATGGCTAGGGGTAACTGTCCCTTGAAGCTGGTGGTCAATGTTTGGACGATGGACATTAGGCGACCTTATTCCTGACCTGACCAGAACGATAAGCATCCTGACGCTGTTTGCCATCACCAAGATTTTTAAGCATCTTCAACGATATTACATACATGCTCTCGTAGTTTGCAATAACGTCCGCTTCGCCCTTCATAAACCGAATGGCTTCAATCAGTGCGCCATTGAGCAGCGCCGAATCAAAGTTGTCTCCAAGCCAAGTCGTGCCAGCAGTGACAATGGACTCTGGGTAATAGTAGTAGTGAAGCTCTGCGTTATAGGTGGCATCCGGTGTCGGGCCAACAATCAGAGTCAACTCAGTATCATCATTAGAAGCTGGGCCAAATATCGCGTAATACTTGGGCAACCCTGTTCCACCAGTAGAACCGGGGAAAGCCTCCCGCATGAAGTTCACATCTTTGTTGATGAGGTAGGTGTAGTCCCCACTGGTCGGAAAGACCGCCAAAGAATAGACGGACAGGAAATCTGTCGGGGTTGCCAAATACTTGTTCCCGCTCGTCAAAGTTCCGGTGACGTTCTTACGCAGATTGGCAATCTGAACAGTGTTGTAAATCTTCTGTTCCGCCTGTTGCGTGAACATGGCAAGTTGATCCGCTGTGAACGTATTCTCAGTGATATCTTGAATATTGGTAGTGAGACTCAAGTAATCCATGAACTACTCCCTAACCCATTGGGCCACGAGCCATTTTACCCTTAGTCTGGGCTTTACCACCACGGACTAAAATACCGCCCGTAGCCATACCGTGCAGCTTCTTTTCATGCCCTTTAACCTCTTTGTCAGCAATCTTCTTGACCTGCTTAACATCACCACCAGACAGATATTTCTTCATAATAGCTCCTATGTTGTAACCACGGTTACGGTGCCTAACTGCATATCCAACGTCAAATAATTTGGGGTCAGCCCTGCGTCATTTAGGGAAGCCCCGCCAATCGGGTTCCAGCCCCACTGAATCTGCCTACTACCATCCCCCAGAGACCCGTCCGCAAGCACTCCAGAGGTCTGATAAGTCGTGTCCGTGCGCGGGTTTCTCAGGGCTTGCGGGTCATCCACCGGATACATACCCAACTGCAACTGTGGTTGATCTGGTTCCCAGCATTCCGAACACACCAAAAGGTTAATGTTTTTTGTCTTGATAATCAGGGTTTTAAGGTCTCGCAGTCGATAACGAAACCCACAACGATCACACATCGCAATCGCTGTTTTGCCTGAAGCATACCGGTTACCCATTACCCGCCGCCGCTAATATACATCCGACGCGGGACAAACCGAATCGCTGCCTTTTCCCTGTCCTCTCCCGCCGCAAGGTCAAACTGCTCGTTATATACCTGTTTGAGCATATCCAGACGAGGAGCCAAATCCGGCACTTTCATGGCTATGTAGTAAGCCAAGCCAGCTACAACACAGGGCAGGAACCGGAAGTTCATGTCCGCAGTCTGCACCCCAGCCCCAGCATCCTGTATCCGGCGCATCCGCCAGTAGATGAACTGATAGTTCTGGGTGTTGTCCGGTGTCAGCCAAACGGTAATTGCCGGTAGATTCGGGTTGTAAATAGCCGTTCCAGTGGTGTGCGCGGCTGCTGTGGTGCCGTTCTGCGCCCTGAAAACACCGCCCAAGGTGTTACCACTCAAGTAGCCGTAGTAGATGTCCTCAGAGTCGATCCTGATGAACCCAGCGCCGGGAAGACCGACAACCGTAGAGAGCGTAATGGTCGTGGTTGTGGCGGTAATTGTTCCACTTAAAGTGGAGTTGGTTGGGGACTGAACACCAGACAACCGTTGAACCCAGACCTGAATCGGTCTACCCTGAGCCAGCTTGTTAGGGATTGTTGCGTAGGTTGGCATACTGATACGCGTGATGGACAGGTCAGACTGAGTTGACGCCGTGTTACTACCGGTGCGGATCACATGATCCATCAGATCAATGGTGTCCAAGGGCAGAGCATAGGTGTTTAAACCGGCTGTTAGGGTGAGCGCACCCTGATCTATCGTCCACATATTGATTCCACGGTTCTGCCACTCTATGGTCATCAAGTTCATGGAACGGCGGGCCGTCCGAAGATCGTAACCCGTCCGCATTTCCTGCCCAGCGCGTTCCCATGCCTCTTCAGCAATTTCTGCAAAGTCGAGGGTAAACCCAGTTGAGCCGGAAGTTGTCATTATCTATATCCTGCGGTTTTTCTAGCAATGCTCTTGGGTTGGGCTACAAACTGCTTACCTGCTGCCTTACCTGCACGTTTAGCCCTTGTGGTTGCAGCGTATTCAGCAGAGGACAATGATTTTATAGCTGCTTCAGGAAGATACCGCTCACCTGTCTTTGACGAGGGCTTACCTGACTTAGTGCGCCATTTCTGATCGCCCCAATCCTTAAGAGATTGCTGCGGGGCTTTCATTTTTTTGCGTCTTCTTTTGCAAGTAACTCAGCGTCTATTTCTTCATCAGTCATTGCGTCACAATCACATTGACCAGCTTCTTCAAGCAGACAATCTTTGGTATGTTCAATCACGGTATCCTCCTCCAGCAGCTTTATAGCGTTTAGCCATCAGTTGCGCTTTCCTCGCGCTCCATTTTCCAGCGCCTGTGCCTTGAACCGCAGCAGCTTTGATGCTATTGAAAATGCTCTTACGAAGACCGGGCTTGGTGTAGTTACCCGCCTCATTGACATTACCACCATCTTTATAAGTACGCGGCAAACCTTCTGGCTCATACCCACGTTTTCCAGCGGTATTAATTGTTTTCCGCAACGCGGGGGCTAACGCATCATGTTTGCTCATGGCAGCGGGTATTTTACTGCGGTCTGTTGTCTGGGCTTCATCTACGTCAGCGCGTAGGTTTCGTAACTTATCCCACGCAGTATCAGCCGCATAATTTGAAGCATATTTCTTACTTGCCATACCAGAAACACCACCACCAAACGTCTCTCCGTCAGGAATTCCACCTTCCTTAAGTTTTTTAACTCTCCCGCCCTGTTTAAACACTTTAACAGGCTCGTTGCCATCACGCTTTTTGATGAGCTTTGGCACCTTTGAGGGGGCTATGGCCCCCATCCCACGGGAAGTTCGCATTAGCAGCGGGTCTTACCGCGTTGAGCAATCCCGTCAGCACGGCGTGAGGCAGAGCTAACAGAGCCACCGGTAGCCATACGCACCATTGTGCCTTTGGTTTTGCCATGTGATTCAATGCCGCCGCCTTTGGCATAGCTGGACATTCCACCCATATTCATTTTCTTCATGAACGCAGGTTTTCCATCTTTCATAGGCATACCGCCTTTTTTCATACCCATCATCTCGGCCTTTTCATGCTTGATCATTGACTTCGGTGCGCCCTTTTTCTTAAAGAACGACATTTCTTTGCCAATCATTGCTTTGGACTCTTTCATCATGCCCCCATCTCCAAAACGACGCTTTTTAATTGTTCCACCTTTGTTTAAAGCAATTTCACCTTCGTTAATCATTCTTTCATATTCTTTGTCGCTTGGCCCTTTAATTGGTTTTTTAGGCCCACTTATTCTAGGCAAATCTTTAGGCCCACTTATTCTAGGCAAATCTTTAGGCCCACTCAGTCTAGGCAAATCTTTAGGCCCAGTAAGCTGTCCAGCCCTATACGTCTTTAATCCCTTATTTGCAGCACTAGCAGCTTTAAGCCCCGCACCTACTCCCAAAGGCATAAGCGTCATAGCTACATCACCAAACTTTTCAGCATTTTCTGCTTTTTGTTCATCAGTGAGTTTAGAAGCATATCGACCACGACTTGCCATGCCAGTAGCGGCTCCGCCTCCAGTTTCACCAAACTTTCCTTTATCTGCTCTTTGGTTGGTTGTTTCGTCACTGTATCCCATGCGTTTTTTTGCAGGAGTTTCTTTAGTTGACGAGGTTGACGAAACTGACTGAGCGGAAGCTTTAGGTTTGCGAACCGGTGCGGTAGCAACAGGTTTTCCACGCCCACCACTCGCTTCAGGAAGATCATCGCTATAATATTTATTTTCTGTAACCGGTGCATCTGGTTCAGCATTGGGTTTAACATCTTCTTTTGCGTCAAAATTAATATTGCCAAGGTTACTTGGTGCGCGATCAAAACTAGCGGCCTTATCCGGCACTGCTTTTTTTCATACGAGCTATGATATAGGGATCGGTGCGATCTGCTCCGCCAAGGTATTTTTCTTGTTCTTCTGAATACTGTTGCGCGGGAATATCTGCTGGGTCTGGGCCACGATAACCGCCCTCAGTATCGCCACCCATAGCAAAACGTCGTTTTTTCATCATGCCACCTTTATTAAAAGTTTTACCTTTGTCGGCAGCATCAAAGTCTTTGCCAACAGATTGAGATACCCCAACTTTCTTAGCGAATGAGGGGCTGTGTGCAATTGCTGCCATAAAACGATGCTGCTTTGCTGATGTAGAAGGCATTAGCACTTCCATGCTTTTAGTGATTTATTGATGCGGCTGTTCGGGTCGTTGGCTGTCTTCGCTGAAGTTAATTTCTTCTTCATCCCCGTCATCCTCGCGCAGAAAGAATCGCGCCGGGAGCCGCCTTGTGGCTGCGGCGGTTTCAAACCGGGTTTGCCGGGGTTGGCTGCGTTGTACGACGCCCTCCCCTTCGCGTTCAAACCACCTTTGGGGTTTTTGCCTTCTTTTCTTGTCCATGCCTCGCTCATCCTAAACCTCTTGATAGGTTGTCATTGGATAGATGGATTCCGTATCTTC